ATCTCAGATGAGAACACGAACTAGATATACTGTACTACGCCACGTCACGCGTGCTGCTGGTAATGTGCCAAATGTGGCTACCAAATGCAACGGTGATGTTGTAAGCGGAGCTGTGATGACTTATCCAGCTCTGAACGAGGACTCGGCATTCCGTTCTGAACGGATCACCGATTCTCTCGGTAAGGGATCGAGCCATGCTTGTACTCATAGACTCCTTGTCGCTGATATCAACGACGGGGAGTTCACGACCAAGTATGCCTCTACTGTCGGTGGCCAAAACTGTGTTTATTCGTCAAATTATACCAATAGTTGGTATGATAATTCAAATAAACCGATTTATGGCAGTTACGGCGGATGGGATGTGAATAGTAATTCATCCCTACCCTGGGGTTACGTATATGGTACGTCTCCCGATGAACTGTTAATGCAAAACGCATTAATACAGCGAGCACGCGGCCTTAAGGCCGACGTTATGCTCGATCTCATCGAGGGTAATCAGATATGGCCTTCTATCAAGTCGATTACCGCCGCACTGCCAGTTATGGCAGCACGATGGTATCAATTGAGGAAGGTCATTAAGACAGCCAGTGGTGCTTTTCTTGCTTGGAAGTTCGGGGTTTCCCCGTTGCTTTCAGACATGATGGCGATCCACAGGTATATGCCTAAGATTACCGAAGACGTAATACGACACGCCAAAGGCGACAAACAGCGATTCAGCATTTTAGCTGATCGCCCTATGACAGCCTATGACGGAGCTTACTTCACCGGATCCCAAAACGGATTCGTAGTAAGTAGGTTCACTGGAAAAGGGAGGGTTGTAAAATCTCCCTTAATCAGATACGTACTAGTTGTGAAACCGTCGCAGAAATATCATACGGCTTTCGTTTCGAAAGCCGACTTGTTTATGCGGCGGTTCGCTACTTCACCTGCTAGTCTAGCCTGGGAGTTAGTTCCTTTCTCCTTTGTGCTAGATTGGTTTGTGGACTTGCGAGGCACCTTGCAGGCGCTTGATAAACTGGTAGGGTCTTCACCCTACAAAGTATCATCGTTTACAAGGAGCTATAGCTACGAGCTTCAGAGCGACTACTATCTAGAGACTTACAGTCCCTGTGATGGTGGTTTGCTCCAGAGGCTCAGGCAGTGTTCTGCGTCCTATAGACACTACGAACGGTCTGCTGGTGTTTCCAGTTCGGCTTTGCCGTCCTGGAACCCACGTTTCGGAAAGAATCAAGCGGGCATCTCTGCCGCCTTGATCGCTCAGCAACTATCTAAGTTAGCTGGCGCGAAACGTAAATAGGGCAACGGTTAGTCAAAATACGCATATATATGCATATCAAGAACGCACTAGTCCAAAATGTAAATATCACAGTGACGGTCCGTGAGGACTTAGCTGTGAGTTACGACAGTACTGACGTTAGCATCAGCGGAGATCCTTTGAAGATGTTCGCTGGTGGTATTGCCTCGAGGGGAATGCGTGGTCTCAAAAGAGACTATTCAAACCTCTCAGTTACCGTTAGGATTGGTGACGTTACTTCGACGATCACACCTGTCTTCGATGAAAGCATCGATGACGAGCTGTGAATCGAAGCTTACTAACCATGCCCTTAACCTGTTAGAAAAGTCCAACAATAAAAAACCATGAATGCCGATCTGACGTTCAACGCCGTTGTGTTCAAGAAAACCTTCGATTTGAAGGATGAGTCGCAACGTCAATCAACAACGAGAGGAGTTAATACTCCCGACTTGTTGATTATCAAATCGCAGGATTACGTCGACTCGGTCACGAAAGTGGCCGGTCGTCGTTACACCGGGCGATTTGATCGTCACGACATAGACGCGAACTTGCAGAAAATAGTTTCTTCTGCATACTTCGTGATCGCAGTTCCGGAGACCGTGACCCAAGCGCAGCTCGACGTTGTCGTAGCTACGTTCAAGGCCGGGGTTGCCGATGCGAGTCTAGTCGCGAATATCCTGAACAACGAGAAATAAAATTCTCGTCTGAGGGATGCGTATAACCTAACCAAGCCGCCACACTCTAGTGGCTGCTTAACTTGGTCTTAAGTCAGAATAGACGGTCGACATGGTTTCCATGCATATGCACGTTATAGAACATACATACAATGGCCTGCTAGCAGATGTAGCAAATCTCACTGGATTCTCTGAAATACGAGGATCTTATGTTGACCTACAATGGTGTCTCATAGAGGCTCCTAAGCTAGAGAAGCACATTTTGGAATGTATCGAGCTGGGCAGTGATGTCCAGTTAGATATGTTTCCGAATGGACTGAGGAGGCTCGCAGCTGGATCACTTAGTGATCCATACAAACTGCGTTACCTTCGTCAGCTTCTTCTGTTCTGCTATAAGGCCTCCGTTACACATGACAACAAAACCACTGAGAAAGCATTCCAAGCCTTCTTGGATGTTAATTCTTCTGTTGCTGAGTTCGGGGCTGATCTCGGAAGAGTCAGTCCGGCACTCCTTGACAGAACTCGTCGTCACGTTCAGTCGGTGTTGTATCGGTTCGATGCAGAGGGTATTAGACCCTCGCATGGACCCGGTGCAGTTACCACCTCAAAAGAGAGGTGGACCCACCGATATGAAACCATAGAGTATCTCTATCCCTTCAGCGATTGGTTTTCCTTGTATCATAACAGGGAGCACCTTGAGCGTTGGGACGAGTGTATCTATGATTCACATATAACAGCTAAGCTTATCGCCGTCCCTAAGGACACGAGAGGCCCAAGACTGATATGTGTGCACCCTGCTGAAGCCATTTGGCTCCAGCAAGGATTAAGACGCGAGCTAGAGAGGTGTATTACCTCTCTAAGAAGATCATATGGACCTTGGCCTCATGGCCATATCCATTTTGATGATCAGCGGGTAAACGGCCGGGTGGCCCTCTGCTCTAGTCGAAGTAGGCGTTACGCCACCATCGACATGAAAGAGGCATCCGATCGTATCTCCGAACCGCTTGTACAGATCCTCTTTGGGAGGAAGTATAAGCACTTCGGGTGCTGTCGAGCTCAGAAGGTTGTGGTTCCACAGATAGGGGGCGAAAGCTCCCAAGCTGTGGATCTGCATTGCTACGCTCCCATGGGGAACGCAACCACGTTTCCGGTGCAGAGTTTAGTTTTCTGGGCCATATGTGTATCGTCATTGCAGAGTCAAGGGATTCATCATCCCGGCTCTGTATTTGTGTTCGGTGATGACATCATAATTCCTTCCCTTTATGCTCCCAGGGTCATAGATGACCTTGAGAGCTTTGGGTTGGTCGTTAATAGGACAAAGTCCTTTTATCGGGGTGCCTTCCGTGAATCCTGTGGCGTCGACGCTTTTAATGGCGTTGATGTTACCCCAGTTCGATGGAAGACTACAATAGATGCCGAACATGTTAAGGATCTACAGTCGCTTTCGGACATTGCCATGCGCTTGCGCATCGCAGGGTACGAAGAGGCTGCAGTTTCTACTTACCACACACTAAGGCATAGACTCGGCTCCCTTACCGGCAAGCAGTTGTTCTTAACGAATAACTGTGAGCATGGTGGGATTGCTGAGTATAGTGCCAATGAAGTCTCTGTGTGGCGCGATGCCTATTGGCATCGTGCCTATCAGTGGTTTCATAGTCCTGTGTGGCGTCTCGAGCGTTCTGTGAATAGTTGCAGAACTGATGATTGGAATCATGTACTCGAGTCGGTGTGCTCATTGGAGCTAACCGGTAGAAGCTCGATCCCGACCAGAAACGTC